ATAAAGGTTATATAATGATTGCATCTGATTATGATAATTTAGAAATGAAGTTATTAGCACATTTTAGTGGTGATGATAAATTATTAAAAACATTCAAAGAAGGGCATGATAGTCATGGAGCTACTGCTGTAAATGTATTAGGTTTAGATTGTCATCCAGATGAAGCTAAAAAGTTATATCCAACAGAAAGAAATATAGGCAAGACGCTTAACTTTGCCTTAATGTATGGAATGTCTCCACACACTCTTTATTACACTCTAATGGATTTTGGTGTAGATTTAGAAGATAAAGATTTACAAAGTGAGTATAATGCTTATTCTGGACAGGATTTAGCTAAAACTATTTATAAAAGGTACTTTGAATCTTATAAGGGAGTTGAAGATTTAATTGATAAGCAGATTAAAAGGGCAAGAAAGAATGAGTATGTAAAATCTATATTAGGAAGAAAAATATGGATACCAGAAATTAATTCTAAACAAGATAAGTATAGAAGTTATGGTGAAAGATTAGCAACTAATGGGAAAATTCAATCAAGTTCATCTGATGTAATAATGCAAGCACAGGTTAATATTGAAAATAGTAAGGAATTAAATAGACTAGGAGTTCAACAATTAATGCAAGTTCACGATGAAATAGTTCTTCAAGTACCAAAAAAGAATTTAGAAGAATCTTTAAAGTATATTAATAAAGAAATGGAAAATCCTTTTAAAGAAAAAGTGGATACTTTAGTTGACTTAACTGTAAGTATGGATACAGGTAAAAATTACTTTGAAGCTAAATAATTAATAGGGAGTGTACTTATGAAAAAAGTTTATGATACTAATGTGATAATAGATTATCCAGAGGTATTATTAGAAGATGAAGTTGCTATAACCCATAGTATTATTGAAGAATTAGAAAACTTAAAAAGAAAGAATAGATTAAACTATAAAATAAGAAAAGCTATCAGAAATATAATTAAAAGAAAAGAAAGTTTAAAGATAATAGATGATTCTAAAATACCATTAAAAGAGACAGATGATATGTTGATAGAGGTTTGTTTAAGAAATAACTATAAATTAATAACACAAGATAGTTTATTATATTTAAGAGGTATTAATTTTTTAAAAAGTATAGAATATTATACTCCAGTTAAAGACATATATTCAGGAATCGTAAAATATAATTTACCTGACCACTTAATAGATAGAGCTTATAATAAAGGTTTTATAAATTGTGATGATATAGACATTGATTTAAAAGAAAATCAATTTTTAGACTCAGATAAGGTTATATTAAGAAAAAGAGATGATAAATTATTTAAAGTTGATTGGGAAAAAAGTAGATACTTTATATCAAAAGATTTTAAATTGAATAGACAACAACTAATGGCATATGATTTATTAATGGATTCAACAGTTCCTTTAGTTACTATATGGGGTAAATATGGTACAGGTAAGACTTCTCTAGCTGTAAGAACTGCATTAAAGATGTTTAATAAAGATATGTATGAAAAAATATTAGTAACTAGACCTAAAGTAGAAATTGGGTATAAAGACGAGCATTTGGGTATATTACCTGGTGAAGTTAATGAAAAATATGCTCCTTATTTAGAGCCATTTAAAGATAATGCTTCAACTACACAGTTTCAAATGTTGGATGTACAACCTTTATCTACTATCAAGGGTAGAGATATAAAAAATACTTTGTTTATTATTGATGAATTTTCTGATATTTCACCAGATAGAGTTCCACAAATAATAGAAAGAGTAGGTAAAGGTAGTAAATTAGTATTGATAGGAGACCCTAATCAAATAGATAATCCTAATTTACATAAATATTATAACGGAATAACATTTACTTGTAATAATTTAAAAGGTGAAAGTAATTTTGGTTGTGTGAAACTTAAAGAAAATGAAAGAAGTGAAACAGCTATGTTAGGGGAAAAATTAAGGAATAAACTATAATTAGGAGGATTATAATGAATAATTTTAAATTATATTTATCAAGATTTTTAGCAGTAACTACATTATCTCTTTTTATAACAGCATTAATAAGGTCTATAATGTTAGGTGATTGGATTTTTGTATTTGCTTATATATTTATAGCATTAAGTTATAATACATATATTCAAGTTAAAGAAGAAATTTCTAAGAAAGAAGAAGTAGAAGATTATATGGATAGTTTAAATAAATTTATGGACAATATAGATAAAAACAATAATGAGGGGAATGATAATGAATAATAAATTAGGAGATTTACTAAAAAATATAGAAAAAGATGAAAGAATAGATACTAAAAATAATTATCAAATAAAAAGAGTTTATGAAAGAGACCCTAATATAGCTATTAAACAAGTTTTGAAACAAAATAAAGGGTATTATTATAAAATAATATCTAATTATTCATTTGTATCAGATTCTTTTATATTAGGTGCTATATTAGATTCTATAAATAAAGCTTTATCACAATTAAACCCTAAAGATGTTTCAACTACATATGTAATATATTCTGGTACTATTTTAAAACATTTAGTATCAGAAGAACGTAAAAAAGGGTTTGCACAAAAAAGAGGTGGTAAAGAAAAAGACACTAGTTTTGAAAAAATACAAAGTGAAGGATATAATTTTGAAGAGGAATCTTTAATAAGATGGGAAGATAATATAAATGAATTTAAAAGGATAGAGTTAAAAGATTATATTGAAAGAAGTAATGAACTTTTAGATATACAAAAAAAGATAGCTAAAATTTATATAGAAGCTAATGGTAAGGTGAATCAGGATGATGTGTCAGAGAAGTTAGGAATTACTCAACAAGCAGTAAGTTATCATTTAAGTAAAATAAGAGAAATTATAAGTACTTAATATAAAGTCTATGAGTCTCTTAGAGTTAATTAACTCTTTGAGGCTCTTTTTTTCTTTAATTAATTATATAATACAACTTTTTTTATTTTTTCATTTGTATTTAATGCTATTTATTACCACGTTTATAATAGAGAGGTAATTAAGTAATATATATATAATAAATAATATAATAAATATAATAAAATATATTATTTTTTTGTTTACTATTTACATATTTTAGAAATAAAGTAAATATTATAATTAACTGTAATTTATTACCTAAGGTTATAATAAAGGTTTAACAAGAAGGAAGGGATTTATTATGGAATTATTCTGTGAGAATTGCCAGTATGCAATTAGTGCAGAGGAAGCACAGTTGGGTATTATAAGGACAAAGGAAGTTAAGAATGGTAAACTAAAGATAGAGATTGAATGTCCAAAATGTGGACATATCAATAGTATATTTACAAAGTCAAAATAAATAAGGGGGAAGGAAATATGGAATGGACAAATAAACAAGAATTAGAATTATCTAATTTATATGATGAGTATGGTAATAATTATTCTGCAATAATAGAAGAAATGAATAAAAAATTTGAGAGGGATTTTACTTTTGATTCAGTAAGAAATAAAATAAGAAGGTCTTCTATTATAGATTATATACCTAATAAAAGAGGTAAAGGTATATTTAAAGAAATAAGAATTAATGAAGAGGCGTCAGATTATAAAGAGGCTATTTCGGATATAAAACATTATCAAGAGTATTTTAAAGATAAATACAATGATGCTAAGATACTAAATATATCTGATTTACATGTTCCTTTTACTAATATTGATGCTTTAGAAGAGATAATCTATAATAATCAAGATGCTGATATTTGTGTAATTAATGGGGACTTATTAGATTATAAATCAATTAGTAATTATGGTCAAAAAAGAGAAATAACTGTAGAAGAAGAATATAGGATGCTTTTTAAAATACTTAAACCTATATCAGAGATATTTGAAGATGTAGTTATAACAGAAGGTAACCATGAAAGAAGATTAAAAAGATACTTTTCTAAAAAAGTTGTAACTGCTTTGAGTGGGTATTTATCAGATAAACATAAACCATTATCTGAAGTAACTAAGTTTTTTGATAATATAATATACATTAATAACTGGTATACACATATATTTAATATTGTTTTTGCACATCCTAATAGATATAGTAAAATAAAAATGAGAAGTGCTAGAAATGTAATAAGAAGTAGAATTAAAAAAGAACACGAAAAAGAATTTGGTAAATTTGATGTTGTTTCTATAGGGCATACACACACAGATGGTAAAACCCAGTTTTCTGGTAAAATAGCTGTAGAGTCTGGTTGTTTAGAATTATTAGATGTACCTTATAGAGATAAGGATGCAAAAGGTAATAACTGGACAAATTCTTATGTGATAATGGATGTAAAAAATCAAGAAACTAGTTGGAATGATATAACTGTATATAGAGTATAAGAAGGTGTAATATATGGCAGTAACTAAATGGAAATTAGACAAATATGAACATCTTTTAACGGATGACATAGTTAAGAAAGCTTTAGATGATTTAACAAGAACTAAACAAAGAATGGCAGATTATTTACATGATAATCATGAAAGAAAACATTGTCCTGTTTGTAAAAGAGACAATATAAGGTATGAACATTTTGGGATAGTGTGTAATGATTGTGGATGGCAAGAAGAGATTGAAATAAATTATAATGATTTGCCTTTAGCTAGAAATTTTATATCTGCTTTAAAACAAAGATTTGGGCAACAAATAGGGAAAGAAAAGTCTACAGAAAGACTCACACAAAAATCTATTAAGAAATTACCTATAAATTTAGTAGACTTTGGTACAGGTGAATATACTGATGTTCAAGTTGAGTTTCTAAAAGAGAGGTTTAATGATATATTAGAAACAGAAAATGTTGATTTTGATAAAAAAGATTTAGCAGTATTACATTTTTTAGTAATACAAGAATTAAAGATAAAAGATTTGTATAGACAAGAAGCTATAAGCAATACTAAAGCTACTGATAAAGATTTTATAAGTGTAAAAAAAGATGAAATTAAATTATACAATAATCTTAGAGATGACTTAGAAGAAATTATTAAACAACAAAAAACAAACGATAAAGAACTTTCAGTATATGATAAAATTAATAGTGAATTTAAAAATAAAGATATAGATGATATGTTAGAGAGAATGGAAGAAGAAAGAGAAAAGAAAAAAGAAGAATTAGATAAATCAAATAAGAGAAGGAAAAAGGTTTTGCAAGGTGATATTGATTTTGAAGAAGAGATTGAAGAAGCTGTAGGTGATGTTTATGACGGAGATAGTGAATAATCAAGATAAAGCTATTGAAAATCTCTCTAAACTCTATTATGCTTCTAAAAGATACCCAAATTTGGGTGCAGATAAGTTATTAAATATTGATTTAGCTTATTATCAGAAGGATATATTAGATAGATTATGGAATCATAAGAACCCTTTATTGTTGTGCTCTAGACGTACTGGAAAGACCTTTACTTCAGCAGTATATATGTCTTTAAAAGCATTATTATACTCTGACTTAAAAATAGGTATAACAGCCCCAGTATTTAGACAATCACAAACAGTATTTAAAGAAGTAGAAAAAATATATAGAAGAAGTGAACTATTTCAAGCTGAGGTTATAGATAGACCAAAACATGGTAATGCTAGTTGGTCAATTGATTTAAAAAATGGTTCTTCAATAGAAGCAGTACCTTTAAACCCAAATATACGTTCAAAAGGTTATCATATTATATTTGTTGATGAGTATGGTTTTCCTCATAATAGAAGTATGAATGAAATGTATAGCCAAGTATTAGCTCCTATGGTTTTTACTAAAAGAGAAGGAGTTGAGGATGACCCAACTGATATAGGTAACCAAATAATAATATCATCAACTGCTGCTTTTACTTGGAGTGATTATTATAAAAAATATAAAGAATATCAAGAAAAAATAGCTGAAGGTGATGATGATTATGATATTATCACTTATGATTTTATAGATGGATTAAAAAGCGGTAAATTTGAAATTAAAAGGGTTCTTGATGAGTTTAAGAGTGCTGACCCTATAACTAGAAAGAAGGAGTATTTAAATATATTCCCTGATGATACAGGTGGATTTATTACATATCAATTATTAGATGAAAAAGCTATAGACCATCCTGAGTTAGTAAATGAAGAAACAGGGGAACACTCAGAACCTAAAACACAAGTTGAGTTAGAACAAACTTATGATGAAGATGGTTTACCAACTCATAAATATTTAATGGCTATTGATGATGCAGACCAAGGAACTGATAATTTTGCTATAGCTATAATAAAATTAGATGGTAATGTAAAGAGATTAGTAAGAGTAAAAGCTATGAATAATGCACCTATTCAAGAAAAGATAGAAGTTATAAGAGACTTTTTAAGAAAGTTTAATATAGTAAAAATAGTTGCAGACCAGAGGCATAAAAATATTAAAGATAATTTAGCAGAGCCTTATGAGTATGATGATGAATATATAGGAGATATTATTATAGATGTAGATGATGAAGAACAGTTAAAATATATTCGTAAAAAATACGGTGATGATTACAATATAGTAAAGAAACTTGAAATTCATAACTTTACAAATAAAACTAATGAGGAAAGAGCTAGACATTTTCTATCTGAAATAGAAAAAGGGAGATTTAAAATACCTGATGAGCCTATTGATGGTTATAAATCTAAGAAAGAAGAGAAAGCATATAATGAAATAAAACAAGCTATATTTGAGATAACACAGATTAAAATACAAGCTAATTCAAATGTGATTAAATATAAACCAGAAGACCCAAGACAAACTTCTGATAGATGGACAGTATGTGAACTAGGATGCTATATGGCAGACGAGTTTATAAAAGATAACTTTAAAAGAAAAAAGAAAAAGAACTTTGTGTTAGGTAAGTGGAGTAAATAGGGGGTGAGTAAAAATCGCTAAAGATAAAAAAGATAAAAAAGAAGAAAACATAGAAAATATGAAAATAGGAAAAGCTTCTTTTTATAACAATCTTAATTATAATATGGATGATTTATATAATCAATTTGTAGGAAAGAATAAACCCTCTTTAAGAAATTTATTCCAAACTAAAATTAAGAGAGAGGATAAGATAAAATTAGCTAGAGAGTTTGTTTGGAGTGTTGGATTATTATATAAAATTATACAATTAAAAACAAATTATATATCTGATGGTTTTGAGATTTATTCAGAAGATAAAGAAATATTAAATGAGTTTAGAGAATTAAATGAAAAAATAGATATTGAAAAATATATACAGAACTCTGCTTGGGAACATGAAGTAGTTGGAGAGTGGACTCCATTTATTAATTGGGATGGTAATGACTTAATAAATCTAACTATACTAAACCCAGAAAAAGTAGAAGTTAAAAGTATATTTGGTAAAGATTTAGTTTTTGTAAAACCTCCTGATGAGTTCTCTAAGTTATATTCTTCTAATGATAAAGAGGTTAAAAAAAGATTAAAAAGAATAATACCAAAGAATTATTATGAAAAATGGTCAAAAGGTCAAGAAGTATTATTAGATGAAGATACAGCTAAAAGATATTTTAATCAAAAATCTTATCATGAGAATTATAGCTCATCCCCTATAGAACCTATATTTGATGATTTAGCATTATTAGCTATGTATAAAGATAGTGATTACAGTGTTGCTTATAAAATAAAGAAAGCTATTCTTCAAGTTAAAGTAGGTAATAAAGATTTTAATGGTGATGAGCCTATAGATAGTGATATAATTGATGAAGCAGAAGAAATGTTTAAAAATCCTTCAGAATCTAGTGAGATATTTACACAATGGTTTATGGATGCTGAATGGATTATACCAGATTCTGATGTTTATTATCCAGAGAAGTATGAACCAGTAACTAGAAGTATTTTAGAATGGTCTGGATTGAGTGTATTTATTTCTGAAGATACCTCTTATGGGGGTGGAGGAGAAAAATCTGAGTCATTCTATAATAGTATAAAAAATGCTAGAAAAGAAATAAAAAAATCTATTAAAGATATCTATAAAGAGTATGCTGAAAAGAATGGTTTGAAAGATAGTAATGGAAATTTATTATACCCAGAAATTAAATTTTCTGATAAACATTTACAAACTACAGAGGAATTAATTAAGAAAGTTAATTTCTTATATAATAAAGGGATGCTCTCACCTGAAACTACAATGGATACTTACGGATTTAATTATGAAAAAGAAAGAGATATTAAATCTGAAGAAGGAAAAATAGAAGAGTATTTAGATGTAATAAATGTTCCATTTGAGCCTTCACAAGATGTTAGTTGGAGTTCATTTAAAAAGAGAGAGCAAGAAAAAGAGTTAGAAGATGATAATGATTCTGGAGGTGGTGAAAATCCTTCAGAAGAGTAAATTATATAAAGTATTATATAAAGGGGGTGATATTTAAATGGAGAAAGTGCAAATAAAAGTTAAACCAGAAATAGATTTTGATAGAGCTAAATCTAGTAAGGTTGATAGTTCTCCAAATAAGATAAGAATATCATTTCCTTTATTAAGAACTTATCCTATTGCTAATGCAAATGGAGATAGTTTTGATTTCGAAGAGACTAAAGAGTTATATGATACTATTGATTTTGGTTATATTAATTTAGAACATGAACAATGGATTAATGTAGGAACAGTAATTGACTCTAGTTTTACAGAGGAAGAAGGATATGGTAAAATTATATGTAATGCAGTATTATGGAGAAATACCTTAAAAGAATATGATATTACTGAAGAGGAAATTAAGGAAGGTAAATATCAAATTAGTATGGAAGTCTATTTCAATAGTTATTATATAATGCACGGAAATAGAAAGATAGAACTTCCAGATGCTGAAGACTATTTAGAGCTTGTAGGAGAAAGATTAGAGGGAGAAGAAGTAGTTAGGGTAATTAACCCTTCTGAATACTCTGGAGCTGCTTTAACAGAAAATGCTGCTGATAAAACACTAGATATTGAAAAAGTAGTTGCTAGTAAATTAAAGAAGAAAAAAGAGATAGCTATGTTAGATTCTGCTAGAACCCCTAATTATGAAGGAATAGAGGATATTAATTGGGATAATGTTGATAAATCACTTGATGCTATCGTTCAAGGATACTATGCACAAAATCCTGATGCTGAACCAGAATCAGAAGAAGAAATACCTGAACAAGTTGGAGATATGAGTGAATCAATGAAAAATTGGGCTTCACAATTAAGTTTACTAGGTGAAGAAGAAGTAGAGACATTAGATGAGCTTTTAGTTTTACCAGTAGTTAATCCTTCAACTTATAAATTAAATAGAAAAGCCTTAACAGCAGCGGCAAGACTTGCTTCAAGGATTAGTGGTATTTCTAATGATACTTTAGAATCAGTACAAAATAAAATTGATAGTTTAATAGAAGAAGAGTTTAATGAGGAGGTAAATGCTAATATGTATAAAGAATTTGAAACAGAAGAAGAGTTTAATAACTTTAAAAATGATTTAAAAGATAGCTTACTAGAAGATGATGAATTTATTTCTAAAGCTACTGAAGGTTATGTGAAGGAAGAAGAGGTATTGGCAAGTATTGAAGAAGAAGAAATTGATAATATTAATGATGTTGTAGATAAGTATAAAGAAGTAAAAGAAGAATTTGCTTCTTATAAAGAAGATATTGAAAAAGAAAAGAAACTTAATAAGAGAAAAGCCACTTTAGAAGATAAAGGTATTGATATTGAAAAATTAGAAGCTTCTGAAGAAGACATTATGGAAATGTCAGAGAAGTCATTTAATTTAATGGTTAAATCTTTTGAACAGGCTTTTGAAAATATGGCAGAAGCAAGTAAAGATGGTAAGTTTGACCCAACAAATTTTGATATGAATAATGAAGATAATGATGTTTCTGATGATGAAATATTAGAATCACTTTAATAAGGAGGAGAAAATAAATGAGTTTAAACTCAAACTTTGTAAGAAATACACATTTTGTAGCTGGATTTAATTTTCAAGGGAAAAGACAAACAAATGTAGGTGAGGATTTATTAACAGCTTCAGGTATAGATGCTGAAACAATGGACGGTACTCCTGTAGTATTTGATGGTGATATAGAAACAGTTGCTGTAGCAGGGGCTGGAGTAATACCAGATGCTTTTCTATACTCTAGAATTAGTGAAGAATTGACTGATGCTGAATGGATGCTAACAGACATTGTAAGAGATGAAGTAAAACCAGGTGACCCATTTACTATAGTATTAAATAAAAAAGGTGGTATTATTGAAACTAATCTTGCTGATGCTACTTCACTTACAGCAGGAGACGATGTAGAAATTGGTGATATAGGTAGTGGAGATAATGAATTTATAGTTAATGATACTGGTGAAGTAATTGGAACAGTTATTGAAACAGATGGAACAGATTTTGTAAAAATTCTTTTAAAATAATTAATTAAGGAGTGAAAATAAATGGATAAGTTTGAAAAAAAGATTAAATTTGGACAGCCTTCAAATAAAGGGTTATTTGAAAAAGCAAAAGCTAAAAAAGAAAAAGCAAATGAAGTATCAAAAGATGATAAAAAAGACTATTTAAAAAGATTAGCTAGTGATGAAGATTTACAAAAGAAATATGCTGAAGAGTTAGTACCAAAAGTTGACTTAAATGTATATGCTGAGTCATTTGTATCTGACTTCTTCAATGTTGGAACAGTTAGTTTAGGTGAGCCAATGTGGTATGAATTAGAATTTGATGTAAATCCAAAAGCTGAGGTTAGTTATATTTCTCAACATGGAGGTACACCTTCAAAAACATATGTAACAGATGGTGACTTAGTAAGAATTCATCCATATTTCATTCAGACTCCTCAAGTTCATATGAATAAGCTGTCATTGAAGCAAGGGGATATTTCTAATGAACAAAAGATGAGAGATAAGCTTTCTCGTGGAATGACTAAAAGAATGAATGATGATATGTGGACATTACTTAGAGATAATCTAGTTGATTCTGGTAGTACTCTAGAAGATGATATGCAAATTGTATTAGACGAAGATTATAAAAACTTCCCAGATAGTAATAATATTGATGCTTCTGGTGAAGGTGGAATTACATTAGATATCTTTAAGAACATAGCAGATTATGCAAATAGATTAGACTTAACAGTTAATAATATATATGCACCTGCTAATAGAATTAAAGATATTTATGATTGGATTTCTGTAGATGCTACATCTGGTGGGTCTCTTGTTCCTTCTTCTGTACACGAAGAGGTAGTAAGAACAGGTATTATAAGTAATCTATTTGGTTACAATGTAAATCTAGTGCCTGTACACACACTTGATGGTACAGAAGGTAATTCAAGCAATGAAATAGAATTGTTTGTAAGTACTTCTGAACCTGCAGGAGAAGTTAGAAATGTTAGAGAACTTGACGATGTATTTAGAGAAGAGGACGCTAGAAGAGTTTACTTTACAGAGACTAAAGGTGTTGCTATGTTCTCTACTCCATATCAGAAGAAAAATATGCTTAGAGTAGTATTTGATGAATATACTGGTTAATAATTAAATTGTATTACTAACCTAGTTGGGAGAGGATTTCCTCTCCTTAACTAAGGAATAAAGGAGTGGTTTAATGATTAGAGTTAAATATGCAGAAGATAATATCCCTATAATGGTAGGTTCTACAATAGTTAGTAAACATTCATTTAATATAGTAAGAAATGAAGATAAATTAGAAAAATTAGTAGATAAAGGACATAAATTCATTATTTTAGATAATGGTAATAAAGTCTCTGCTAAAGAGTATTTTAATAAAACTGAAAAAGTTAAGATTACTAGTGATATTACTGTTGAAGAAGATGAGGTTGAAGAAGAGGAAGATGAAATAAAATGTAAAGCAATTACTTCTAATGGTAATCAATGTAAAAATGAAGCTAAATATCCAGAAGAAGACCCAAAATATTGTGGTATACACAAAAGTAAGCTTGATGAATAAGGGGGTGTTTAGATGTCCACCTCTATAGTAGATGTATTAGTCCCTAAATTTAGAAGAGCTATAGGTGATAGTGAAGAACCTTATGCTTATGCAGACTCTATATTAGCTGAATATTTAGCTGACTCTATTGAAGGTATAAAATTATTTTATAGTCATGATTATGAAGTAGATAGAGATTTAATGAATGTAACTCCTGAAATTGAAGTTTCAGACCAGTTTCTATTTATATTAAATGCTCATATAGATATGCTCAATAATAGGTCTAATGTAAATTTTTCTGTAGGAGATTTATCAATAAGGAGACAATCCTCAACAGATAGTAAAAGTGATTTAAAGGAAAGATTAAATAAGGCTATAAAACAAAAGAAACTAGTAGGGAACTTAGGAAAATCTGACACAGAATATGATACATTTAAAGAGAGATATGATGATTGGTTAAAATATTTAAAATACTAGGAGGAATAAGGTATGGGTAGAAATAGAAATGAAGAAGAAATTTTAGAAGGGTTCTTAGACTTAGAGGACAAAAAATTAGCTTTACTTATAATTAATTATTACAAAGATATTGATGGTATAGGTAAAGATATGGTTGGTTCTTTGAATCTTCTTGATAAAGTTTATGAAGGTGATAAGAAAAGTAAAGAACTATTAAGAAAAGATATTTTAGATAATTATAATGAATTACCTAGAGAAACATTAGATTTTTTAGAAAAATTATTAGAAAAACTAAAGGAGTGAAAATAAATGGCAGGATTTGAATCAAACCTTACTGATATTTGGTATGGTAATGAAATAGAAGTCTCAATTGGATATTATGATGGTTCTAGTTGGAGTTATGAAACAATTGAGTATAGACAAGGATTTACACCTGATAACCCTGATGAGACAGAAGGGGTAAATGATGGACTAGAGTATAAAGGTGATAAGAGAGTTTATGTAGAAAATACTGTTGACTTGTCACAATATTTCAGAGGGTTTAGTGCAGGTCTCACTAAGTATGAGAATTTAGCAGGATTAGTAGTTAGAATGAAAATTATACCTGATGGTGGAACAATTCCAGCAGAAGTTGACGATACAATGTGGTTAACAAATGTGAACTTTTCTAATTATAATTTAGATGATGTACCTAATACTGGTTCTTTCAATGTAAACTTATCTGGTAGATGGGATGATAGAGTATATACAGAACCAACAGGTAGTGAAGATTGGGTAGTAGATAATAGTGGTAATTTATCATAGTTTAAGATAAATAAGGAGGAATAAAGGATGGAAAAAGGTAATATAGAAGAAAAGATGGAAGAAATAAAAGAACAATTTAATAAAGCTACAGAAAGAATAGAGCAGTTAAAAGAGCAAAGAAGTATGCTTAAAGGAAAATATATTGCCTATCAAGAAATGATTGATGAAGATAAAAAAGATTTAGGTGATTAAAATGACAGAAGCTGAAATATTTTCTGCTTATGAAACTGAGATGATACTTTCTGTTTTAGAGGATGTGACTGATACATTTTCAATATCAAGTGGGGAGATTATTAATATAGATAATTCTAGTAATAGTAAAGTTTACCCAATAGTATCAATTACATCCTCTTCTGATACTATAAGCAGTTTAGATATTAATGGAATAAGTATTAATTTATCACAATCTATTGATTCTAATAATCCATTATTATTAGATTTTAAAAATCAAGAATATAGTTATAATGGTGCTGATATTATTGACAGTATAACTTTTAATGATAATGATAGACCTTATTTAGAAGAAGATAGTATGAATACTATAACTATAGGAAATAATAATACTATAGATGTAGAAGTTCAATATAAAAATTATAATGAATTTCACGAGCCTAAGTTTGTACAAGATTTTAGAGTTTCAGAAGATAAAAGTTATACTCCAGATAGAAAGTTTAAAAAAGATAGCCCTAATAAACAAATAAAAAATGAAAAGAATATAAATATTTCATTTAGTAATTATGCTTATGATTGGCAAGTACATCAATCTTTAAAAAATGAAGAAACTTTTAGAGTTACTTATAATGAGAACCATACGAATGGAGATAAGGATTATCAAAAAGATATTATAGGTATTAAGTTTAATACTTACGAAAGATATTATAGAGATTCTACTGGATTTATATTTGAATCATTAACAGGAGAAGGAACAAAACTATTATAAAAGGAGAGGTTAAATATGGCTAAAAAAGGACAGAATGTTTGGGATGAATTAAAAGGTGTAAAAGAAACACTTTCTGATGAGGTAGAAATTAAAATGGGGGATAAAGAAGTTAAATTACCTATCAAATTTATTGATTTTGATGAGGTACAAGAGATAAATAAAGAATATGAAGAAAAATTACCTGAAAAGCCTGTAATAACACAAAATATTGGTAATAAAAGAATTAATATAAGAGTACCTTCAACACAGGAAAAATACGAAAGTTTTAATGACCATCCTAAGGCTAAAGAATGGGAAAAGAAAGCTGAGCCTATTGAAAAAGAAAGAAAAGCTAGATTAGCTTATGAATTTATTTCTGATGATGCTAAACCTGGTGAAGATAAAGAAGAAGGTATGGAAATTATAATGGATTATCTAAGAGAAATTGATAGAGTATCTATTATAGAGAAGGGCTTTGAATTAAATGGTATTTCTAATAGAATGAGTGACGCAGAAAAAAACTAATAAGTCCTGACAATACGTCAGGTATGCTTAAAGATGGTATATCTTTTAGGTATGTAGTATTAGATACAATGGAAAAATTTTCTATGTCACCTTTTGAATGGGATAAATTAAATAGAGAAACTCAATTAGAGTTAATAGCTAAAAGAAACAAAGACTTAGAACATGAAGATTGGTTAAAAGAACAACAGAAAAAAGAAATTAATAAAAAAGGGAATAGGAAGTAAAATCTTTCTATTCCTTTTTCAAATTTAAAGGAGGACTATAAAATGGCAAGACAATTAGTTGATTCTCAAAAAATAACATCTACAGGTTTAACTAACCCAACTATAACTACAATACCTGCAGATGGTGTTGAGTTTAAAAATACAGGTAAAGAAATAATATATTTAAATGCCCCAACTTCAGCAGATGTAACTATTGTTACAGATGCTACAGTTGCTGATGGTTTAGACATAAATGATAGAACTATAAACATGTCTTTGGATGATGAAGTTTATATTACAGATTTAGATAAGAGGTATTATAACACAGAAGATGGTACTGTGATGATTGATTCTACAGAGACAGACACAGAGGTGGCAATCTTTACTAAATAAGAGGTGATTAAATGCTTAATGAATTTAAATTATCTCCTCTTGAGAAGAAAAATATATTACAAGATGCTAAGAATTTAACTAGTCAAGGAAGTTATGAAATTAGGTATTATGAGGACGAGGGTGGAGGGTATAATCCAGGCATATCAGAATCCACTTCCTCAAATTGGTCTACTTATAAATATTACCCTTCTGTCATACAAGAAATTGATGAATTTAGTAAAAAAAGATATGATTATGGTGATATGACAGAAGGTGATATTATTCTTTTACTCCCTTATGATACCTCACTTCCTAAAGATTCCAATAAATATCAATTTAAATATAATGAAATAGATTTTACAGCAGAAATATTACAAAAAGAACATTTATTAGATAAGACTGTAGTATATTATTATCTTGTAGGGAAGAGATAATTATGATAAAACTTAGAGTAGATACTTCAGATTTTGAAGAATTAGACACTAAATTAAAGATGACAAGGGAATATTTAACAGAGTCAGGTGTACAGAAATGGTTAGGGATGCTATTAGGTGATGGAAGAATAAGTATTGAGTCTAATTTAAAGAATAATATAATGGATTTAGTTTATATGCAACCTACTGAAATGATTGTTGGAGATGAGTATAGAATAGAGGATGAACCTAATTTTTATGAAAGAACAGAAAGACTATATAGAGCAACAAAGGTAACAATAAGTGGTAATCAAATAAATTTATATATGGATGATGAAACATTAGGAACTAGGGGAAATTTAAAGGATTTAAGTAAAGGAACAGCAACAAATTTGGGGGAAAAACCATACTCTCTAAGGGTGGAAAATGATTTTGTATATGAAAATAATTATGGTGTAGATGTGCTTAGAAAAGGTGACAGTTATATGGAAAAAACATTCATTATGATAAGGCATAGAGTATTAAATGGTGACTTAGACCCTAAGCAGATTTTAACACCTATTTTAGGAGTGTGGAAGGGATGATAACACAATCTGAAGATTTTATTAATAACATACATTTTGAATTACAAGAATTTTTAAGTAATAATCAAGGCGAAGATGATAATTTTCCTCAAATTTGGTATGCTTTTAGTTTTGAGGATGTAGATAAAACTTTAAAAGCTATAGATAAAAATAATTTAGATGATAGACCTATTGTACAGGTAATTGAAACTAATTTAAGAGAAGAAAGTAAATATGAAAGCAGTGATGGAGAAGTTAGTTTAATACAAGCTAACTTAACTTTTTATATAATAATCAATGAAAATTACAACTCTAATATGAAAAGGAAAAGAGTTTTAAATAAATTAGCTAGTCAATTAAAGTATAAATTTGATAATTATAAAGATTCATTGCCACATTTTAGAAGAATAAGGACAGGATTACCAGATGGAATATTAAGTAGAGATACTGATAATGTTTATTCTAGTAGACAGACTTTTTATTGTGAACTTATAAAGAAAGTGAGGTGAGCTAATTGGCAGGAAAGAGTGTAAATTATAATTTAGGTGTAACACTATCAGCAGAAAGTTTAAATATTGATAAAGAATTAAAGAAAGTAGAAAATAGATTTAAAAAATTATCTGATACAATAGATAAGAGTGTAAAAGATGTAAATAAAACATTATCTATATCTAGTGAAGCTATAGAAGATTATGCTAAAGAATATAATCAATTAAATGCTAAATTGAATCAATTAGAAACTTCCCAAAATAAGGCTTCTAAAAAAATAAAAGAGAGTACTCAAATTACTAAACAGAGTTCCAAAGCTATGAATAAAGCTAATAAAAATATAGATAATAATACTAAACAAAAAAGTAAGAATAAAAAAGAAACTGACAATTGGCTTTCCTCACAATCAAGAAGTTTAGCTATTGCTACAAAATCTACTGTAGTTTGGGGAGCAGCTACTACTGCTATTTATGGTACACAAAGAGCTTTAAAACAAATGCACAAGACTATGATGGAAATTGATAGCGAAATGATTGCTTTAAGAAGGGTTATGACAGAAGCTACTACTGATTTTAATGAACTAAGAAATGTAGCAGGAGATTTAGGAGTAGAATTTGCTTCTAATATTCAAAATGTAATATCCTCAATGGTTGAGTGGGGACGTCAAGGTAGAAATCAAGTTGAAGTAATAGAGTTAACTGAAGCTGCATTATTAGCTACAAACGTAGCTGAGATGGAAGCTAAAGAAGCTGTAGATATGTTGACAGCCTCATTACTTCAGTTTAATATGGATGCAAGTGAAGCTGTATCAATTATAGATAGATGGAATGAAGTAGCTAATAACTTTGCTGTTGATGCTTCTAGTATAGCTACAGCACTACGAGAGAGTGGTTCAGCAGCCCAGAGTGCAGGTATATCAATGGATAGTCTTATAGGTATGGTAACTTCTTTAAGTGCCTCTACAGCTAAGTCAGGTAGTAGAATAGGTAGAGCATTAAGGACAGTGTTCTCCAGGATAATGGGGGATGCTAATGCCTCAGCAGAATCATTAGGTAAAGTTGAAAATGCTTTAAGTAGTGTAGGTATAGCATTAAGACAAGATGAAGATACTTATAGGGATTTATCTGATGTATTAACAGATTTAGCAGTTAAATGGGATGATTTAGATGAAGTAATGCAAGCTAATATAGCTAGAGCTATAGGTGGTAGAAGAAGATACTCAGATGTAATTGCATTAATTGAAAACTGGGATATGGCATTAGAAGCTACAACTTCTTCTATGAATTCACTTAACTCTGCTATGAAAGAGAATGAAGTATATATGGAAGGTATGGAAGCTAGTTGGAAGCAAGTAGGTGCTCAATTTAATAAGATTGTAAATACAACATTAAATATGGGTTCAAAAGCTTTATCTGTTGGATTAGCAGGAGGAGTATTAGATGCTTTAAAATCAGTAAACAATTTTATAAAAGGTTTAGATGATTTAGGAGAAGAATTAAGAATGGTTTGGGATGTAATTAAAACATTAGTACCTACAATAGCTCTTTTAAAAACAACTGCTTACTTAGCATCTACTTCTATTATAGGTTTAGCAGTTGATTCACAAATATTATTATCTTCTATTAATCCAATCATTCCTGGTATTATTGCTTTAACTACTGCAATATCTAAATATATAACAATGCAGGGTAAAGTAAATGAAGCTTTAGAAGAAGGTAGTAATTCTAGAAAAACAATGAATAAAGCTATAAATAGAACTAATGAGTTAACTAAAACAGAATTAAAAAATTCTAAAGAATTAATAAATAGCTATGGTTCTATGGTAAATAAAATATCTGATTTAAGAACTGAAAGAGAAAAGATAGGGGAAGAACAAAAGACTAGTATTCCTGGTTCTGAAATTATAAAGGATATATTACCTTTTGTAGAAGGTGCAGGTAATAAGATAGCAAATAAAACAGAAGAAATTAGATTAAGGATGTCAGAATTAAGTCAGGCTTTCCCAGAAATATATAAAGCTTATGAGGAACAAATAAGCAAAGGTGATTATACTGAGTTTTTATCAGAGATTAGAGAAGAAGTAGAAAAATATAATACAACATTAGATAATAGTATATCTTTTATAGATAAAAATACTAATGCTATGTTAGAGAATGTAAAACAAGGTCAAAGAGAGTTAAAATTATTAAAAAATCAAGAAGAAAGATATGATGAATTAAATAGTATAGAAAATAGGACTTTAAAACAAGAACAAGAGTTGTTAGAGTTAAGAAGTGATTTAAGTGAAGATTGGTATAGATTAGCAGGTGCAGGTGAAGAATTTGGAAGTGTTTTAGATAAGATAGTAAATGAAGAAATGGGTAAGTTTGGTAAAAATGGTGAAGAAGTAAATAAAGTAATAAAAACTATGAAAGAAGATATTGATAGTTTAAGTAATGCAGAACAGACATTATTAAATACACAAGGAAAAGTTGGAAATGAAATAATAAGTTATAAAGATAAACTAAAAGATTTAAGAGAAGAAGAAGATAAAAATAATATTAAAATAATAGAAGTTACTGAAAATTTAAACAAGGCTAAAGCTAGGTATGAAGTAGTAGGAAAACAAATAGATAAGACTAGGCAGTTACAAAGAAAGTTTAGAGCAGAAATTAAAATGTTAGAAGAGGGAATAGAGAGTTTATCAGAAACTGAATTGTCCCTTGTATTTGAGAGTGCATTAAGTATATTAACTGATTTAACTGATAAAATGAGGGATTTAAAGGTACAGATATCAGATATAAGAGGACAATTAGAGGCAGGATTAGATTTTCAACAATTTAGAGCAGGATTATTAGGTTTATCACCTGAAGAAGAGGTAAATGCTTATATAGGTGAATATGAAAGTGCACAAGATAAAATATTGAATATAATAGAACAAACTTATAGTACAGAGGCTGAAATAGATAGTAATGCTCTTAGGAATAAATTAAGAAATGCTATGGACAAAGCTACAGAATTAGATTATGAAGATTTAGGGTTTGATGTAGATGATTTATTTGAAAAATGGGATGATAAAGGATTTAATTCTGTAAAAGATAAAGTTAGAGATTTAGGCTCTGAAGTATATAATCAATTAGAAAAAGAGAAACAGCAATTAAATGAAGATTTAGAAATGGCAGAAGCTGCAACTAATTTAATTAACTTTAATAAAAATGACTTAGAAACTATGGCAGATGAAGAATTACAAAAAGTATTAGATTCATTTAATACAGCAATTAATAATAGAGAAGAGTTTAAAAATGTATTAAGTGGTTTAGAAGCTGACTTTAGTTTAGATGAAAATATAGATGATGTAATTATTGCAGAACAAAATACTAGAGATTTTGTAGAAACTGCTTCTAATCTTTATAATGAACTATTGAATATATCAGAATTAAATTTAGATAATTTAAATTTAGAAGGAACTGCAACTGATAAAGCAAAAACATTAAGTAAAGCTCTGTCTGATATACCAGATAGTATAAAAGAGTTGTCTGAAGTAGACCCAAATAAATCTGTTGAAGACCAATTAAGTAGCATAGAGAATGTACAACAAGTATACACTAAGATAATGAATAAAATTAATGAATCTGATATGAGTGCATCTTTATTAAGTAAATTAATGCCTGTAATAACAGAAATAGAGGATATGAATGATAAATTAGAGAAAACTAAAAATAAGTTAATAGATATTCAAATAGAAGGGAAATTAATAGAATTTAAAGAAGATTTAGGATTAGTTTCTGAATTAGAAGTTAGATTATCTGAATTAAATAATTCTATGGATGAATTAAATAGATTACAAGATAAAGCTACTAGTCAAGATTTAAAAGATGATTTAGCACTTATTAGAGCTGAATATAGGATGCAAGCAGAAGCTATTGATGAGGCTATAAAAGCTAGAGAATCCCAAATCTCTGGTGATATACAAGGTATTACTGGGTTTAATATAGATAGCGTATCTAGTATTAAGGAAGCTAATAAAGCTATTGAAAATCTAAAGAGTAATAGAAAAGACATAAATAAATATATAGCTGATTTAGACTTATCAATGTTCCAAGAAGAAAATTTAAGAGAGTTATTAGGTGTAGATAAAGAAACATTTAATAAAATAATGTCAGAATTAAAAGGATATATAAAAGATGCTAATCTAAGAGATGAGCAAATTTCACAGCAATTACTAACTGATGAAAAAGAGTTAGGTTTAATAACAGAGCAAGATAAAGAAATAACTAATTTAAATAATAGAATAAAAGAGTTGAATAGATTAAGAGAAGAAGCTAATGATGAAGATTTAATAGATAGAATTATAAGAGTAACTAATGCTTATGAAGACCAAGTAGAAGTTTTAGAAAAACTTAAAAATTTGGATAATAGTGAATTAGAAAGTGCTTTAGAATATGTAAGTAATTTTGATGTAGAAAATTTATCTGGAACTGAAGAAGCTTATGAAGCTATGGAAAAGTTAAGAAAAGAATCTGAAAAGATAGATAGAATATTAAATAATATGGGATTTAATCAAGAACAGATTGAACAAGTAAAAGGTATGTATGGTATAGATGAAGAGGCTCTTCAAGAAACATTTGATGCTATTGGAAAGTTTATTTTAAATACAAAACAAGAATGGCATATAGCAATGTTCTCTGCATTTTCTAGTGCTGTAAGTAGTGCTGTTGCACAGTTTGAAAAAGGTATGAGTAGTGTAGAAAAGATTGAGATAGTAGGTAAAAGTGTATCCTCTAGCTTACTAGATAGTATGGGTGAAGATAAAGTAAAATCAAAAGTAAGTTCTTTTGTGAGTAATATATCTAGTTCATTAGGAGAAACTATATCCTCTAAATTAGGAGAGGGTATGGGAAGTTTTGCAGTAGAAGGTATGAAATCTTTATCTGAAGGTCAGAGTTTGGGTAAAAGCCTATTTACTGGAGCAGGTGCAGGAATAGGTGCTATGTTTGGTATGCCTAAATTGGGAGCTAAAGTTGGAGAGTTTGTTGGAAGTATTGGAGAAGCTGTATTTGGTGGTAGTAAAAATGTAGATGCTATGAAAGAAGCTAAAAAAGTTAATGAAGGTATAGAAAAAACTTCTAAAAATCTTGAAGATTTTGGAATTACTTATGATGCAACTATTGCTAGTTATACAGATGAAGCAGGTGGAATGAGAAAATTGTTTGGTGGTGAAAATTGGGATGTTGATAATCTACAAACAGCTAAGCAAGACTTAGAAGATATGAAAGAAATATTAAAAATGGTAAAAGAAAGAGCTAATGAAATGGGGTCAGAAATTAAGGACTCATTTGGTGAAAATCTATCATACAGTGATTTCAGAGCTGAATTTGATAAGACAATAGGTCAGGCTATGAAAGATACTATTATAGATTCACTATGGAAATCTTATGCTGTACAACAATATATGAATGAACTATCTGGTTTAATGCAAAAAGTTATGATGTCAGAAGATAGAGACGCTGCTATAGAGACCTTTAAAGTGAGAGCTAGAGAAATAAAAGGTCAAATTTCAGATATATATCTATTATATCAAGATGTTATGAGTGATTTAGATATGGGGATATCTGGTACTCCAGATGTAACAATGGATAGAACATTTAGAGCAGGTTCTACTTCTAATATAACTTATAATAATTCATTTTCTGTACAAAGTCAGATTTTCTTAGGTGATGAGGCTTCTGCCAGAGAAGCAGCTAAAAGGTTAGCTCCTTACATAGAAGACTTTTTAGAATCAAGGTCATAAGAGAGGTGATATAATTGATTAAATTGTATAAATATTTCTTTGAATTAACTGATTATAATATAAAAGAAAAAAGAAAAGGTAATACTCAAAGAAGTAGAAAAGGTAAAGTATTTACAGATTATTCTAGTAATAAGTATAGAATATTTGAATTAACTTTAGATAATTTAAAAGAAAAAGAACATTATAATTTATTATTTATCACCTCTTTAGTTTTTCCAGAGAGTGGTGGAGGGCAAGATTTGTCCTTCACTAGTCCTTCTGGTGATGAGTACACAGTAACTATACCAATAAATGGTTATGATTTTAATTTAAAAAATACTGAAGAGGATTTATGGAGATGGGATATAACTCTATGGGAAGTAATATAAATTATAGGAAAGAGGTGATATAATTGGCTAGATTTACAGAAGCAACAGAGTTTATTAATAAAAGTAAAGAAAAAAATAGAAAAATAGACTTAAGAATATCTATAGATTGGTTCAATGATGGTAGTATAGATACAATAGAAACATCTGATGATGAGTTTATAAAGTTAAATCTAGATAGAAATTTAGAAGGTAAAATAGGTACTTCTATTATGGATAAAGGTACTTTAGTATTAGATAATAGTAATGATGATTATAGTCCTAAAAGTATAGCAAGTAGATTTAATGTTGAGATTAGTCAAGATACTTATGAATTCAATGTAATTCCAAATAGACCAGTAGCAGTAGAAGTCTCAGTAAATGACAGTGACTATTATTTATATTATTATGGTTTAATATCCAGTTTAGATTTAAATCATGATAATAGTAAAGTTTCTATAACAATAGAAGATGAAATGTCAATATTAAAAAATGAGAAACCTAGAGATAAAATATTCTTTGATGAACCAGTTAAAAATGTAATAAGGACATTATTAGAAGACTCTGCTATACAGTTTGATGAAAATACAATAGATGATATCCCTTATTTAATAACATATAATTTTGGTGATGAACCCAGTATATATGATGCTCTTAGAAAAATAGCTGAAATGTCTTGGGCTAAATTTTATGTAACAGATAGTAAATTATACTTTGTTGATATACAAGGTTTAGATGAGTCTGTTCAAGAAACAGTAGATACTGTATCAGATATTGATTTTTTAGATAATGGATATAATGAAAAGTTTAATTCAAAAGATATATATACATCTGTGAAAATAAATGCAGACCCTTATAAAGAAGTAGAAGAACAAATTGTATGGTCTGGTACACAATTAGAAGGTTCAATTTCTAATGAGTATTTAGGTAGTGATATAGATTCTAATAATGAATTACAGTTAACATACAAAGATGAGGATGGGAATGTAGAAAATACAAATAAAATACCTATAGTAGAGAATTCTGTTTCTGTAAAATTTGAAGAATCTGTGTATACTATCGGTGAAGGATTAGAGTCTGTTGATTTATTAAATGGGATAGTAGAGTTTACTAATAGTGAAGATTATCCTCTCCCTTCTGATAATCAAAAAATGTCTGTAAATCATAAATATTCTATACTAACTGTACCTCCTTATAATCATAATGATAATAATAAACCTGGTAAAAAGGAATTAATAGCTAAATTTGATAATCCAGTTAAAGATTTAAGAGACCCTAGAGAGTATATTAAATTTGATGCAGTAACTACAGGTATAGAAATAATAAGAAGTTCTTATTCAGAGAGTTTTAATGATTTAACATATACAGATGATGGTGGAGATGGTGATGTAGTACAATGGACAGATAAAATTACTTTAGAAGATAATACAGACCATATTAAAATTTCTGGGAGATTAAACCAAAATTCTTATGACCATACTATAGGGTTATTTGGAATAGATATAGGAAGAAAGAGAGATTCTTGTGATTCTACTGTAGATTTGTATGTAAATGATGAATTTGAAAGAACAATATATGAAACAGATAAGTTTGGTTGGTCTAATTTTGAGTCTGATGTAATTACATCAGGTATATCTGCAGGAGATGATATACAGTTAAAAATAACCTTTCATAGGGGTGCTTCTAGTTCCAGTGCTTCTAGATTAAGAGATGCTACTGTCAATGTACATAAATTATATACAGAACAAGAAACAGGGGAATCTGGTAGAGTAGATGTTGATTTTGAATGGATAGCAGAAGATAGAGTTAAATTATTCTTTAGAAATTATGAAGAAGATAGAGTTTCTGTCTATTCAATTTATGAAGGAGATAATTATAATAATATATATTTATACGGAACTCCTTACAAGCAAGGAGTAAACCCTATACAAATAGTAGAAGATAATGATAAAGCAGTTCAAGCTTTCTCTACTGAAGGTAGTGAATTAAGTATAGATAATAATTTAATATATGATGCTGAGAGAGCAAATAGGACAGCTAAATTTTTATTAGATTTTTATTCTAATCCAAGAACTAAACTTAGTATAAATATAAGAGGTAAACCACATTTTGAATTATTAGATAAAATACATGTAAATAGAGATGAATCAGATATAGATAATGATTTTATTATTAAACAAATATCAGATAAATTTAATTCTAATGGTGAGTGGAATCAAACACTAGATTTAAGGCAGTCTAGAACGTCAGCTTGGCAATACGATGGTACAGATACTGTAATAGTGGATAGAGTAGAAGTAGACAGAACAAATGAAGAAAGACCCCCTGTTGTAACTAATTTATCATCTTCATTAGTTCCTAGAGAAGCAGGAGATATACCTTACCCATCAATTGAAATATTATGGGATAGTAATAGGTTTACTAAATATCATGAAGTTTATATTAAAAGAAAAATAGATAATACTTGGGAATTAGTTAATAGAGTAAAAGATAATAAATATATATTTGATAAACTATATGGTAAAGGTACTTATTATATAAAAATTGTATCAATTGGATATAATGGTTTAGAAAGTTTATTTGAAGATTCACCTTCTATTGAACAAATTTATAATGGTACACAAAATATAGAAGGAACATCAATAACATTAACAGAAGTTAAAGACTTAGCTAAAGATGGTACTGTTCATAGTTCTGTTTTGGCTCAATGGGATATTCCTTCTGATTATGTAAAATATACA